CTCTAATACATTACCAGGTTTCGGGTGGTAAAACCTAAACATGAGGTACACAATAAGCGCATGGTAGTAATATAATATCACATGCCACAGCTGCTGCGCACGCACTGCAGATGTCGCGATAGCGACTGGCACTGGCCTTAATTCCGGATAGGGGGCACACCCACAGAACGTTCTGCCGCAGAACTGGCAAAGTTCTGTACGCGTGAATATTGCAGCATTGCTTGATTGGACGATCAGTGAATGAGCACGAAATTTGATGTACTCAGTTTCAATGATCAGAAACGCTTCATGCCACTCAAACCATTTCTGCCCTCCAACCAAGACATAAGGCTTACTATCGTCTACAATAGGTACCTCAGTAATTCCTTGTGGGTCGTCTTGAGAGTTGGACAATTCTCGCATCAATGGCATGAACAATAAAGCGGAATTGATGTCATGCCCAACAAGCTTCTCCTTGTCAAGTATGGGGATATCGCTCGCATTCGCTCGCGGCTTCGCAAACTCATCTTTAACACGAACTACTATGAGGTAGACGATGCGGCGAAGGGCCGCCTGCCCAACCACATACTCCTTGTACAAACCCAAATTCCTAACATTCGATGTAAGGACAATCGCGTAGGGCTCATACATGAATTTCCCCTTGTCTTGAGCCTCAGCCATGATTGCCGGCTGAGTCATACAACCCACGATAGACAATATACTCGACATTGATGTAGCAGCACCGGGCACATAGGGCTCAGCACCGGCATCATCAATGAAGAAGAATCGTTGACCTGTGAAGCCGCTAGCATACTTGTCCCCGCTAACCTTGCTCCAGATATGCTGGGCACCTGGTGTGTAGCCTTCGTGCCGTTGCATGATAGCGAGAGCCTGCAAAGCACATCTAGTCTTCGCAACTGAGGGGGGGCCTTGAAATTGTATGACGAATGGTGGCCTACTAGGCGTGCAAGAGCTAACATTCTTCTCTGCTAACTTCACACCCTCCCTCATCTTCTCTATCCACTTGGAAAAGTTCAGTGTTGTACTCTTCGACACACGGTGGAATAGCATCCTAGATTTAATGGCATCCTCCCACTTCTCGATCTTGGGCTTAAGCTCATTGAGTTCGTCTTTAGTTTTCACTTCAGACAGACACGTCAACAACTCAAGCTGCTCCAAGAATAACTTCGAATCGGGATCCCCATAAAGCAAGTCATTAACATCTCCACTGTTGTAAAAACAGTAAAAATTTTCAACAACCGCCTTAGCTGCCGCTAACAAGTCGGCAATGAGGTCACCAGACATAGCGAACAGTGCAACCTTCTCAACTATGTTAGCGACGTGCTCAAACCTAGTCTTAAAATATGCTGACGTCAACATTCCTACAATCCAACACCCTACCTTATGAGCGTGCTTATACATGGGGGAACTCTTCAAATCCTCTAAGGTAGCAGAAGTAGAAACAGCCCCAAACTCACGAACCGTAATACTGACAGATTCAAATAGACTGTTAAAGAAATCCGGGGCATCGTGTAACTTCCTAACTATAAGAGTGTATGTCTCCTCAGAGATACTTTGGTACACTTCCGGAAACATGGCTCTAAACAGTAGGATGAGCTGTATAGGCCTGTCAGATGGAGCTGCGTTGTAAATTGCACGCATACTCGACACGAACAACCCGCTGTCGACAATATTAGACATGGTAAGGCTAGTAGCATACGCATATTTCGCGTTACGCGCCTCTGCACGCGCCACATCCCTAGCCTTCGACTTCTTCGTAGCACTATAGGTCAGTAGACGCTCCTTATCCTTCTTTACCTTGGCCTTATCGAACTTCTTCCCAAACCTAGACGAGTGCTTCAAGACGTCAAGCAACTGCTT